CCGCTGCAAAATATTCCCCACCATGATTGGTCTCCCAACGTCCTTTAGCCTTACTATCTTCTCGTAATGTAACATTTCCGAATATTTGTTTATACTCCTTGGTAGCCATTAAGTTTCGAACCTTGCTACCGAACCGTGAAGCAAGCTCAGCATTGTGTGATACTTGCATAATTTTTTTCTTTGGATACTTACCAATAAACCAAGCAGGGAATAAATAAGATGCAAATTCTGATTTAGTATGTCTAGGAGGCATATTGATAATGAGCCTCTTTGCATCACCATCTGCTATCTCATGAAAAGACTCAGCAATAATCTGATGGTGCCCCTTACCTTTTTCTTTTGTTTCTTTTCTATAAATAAAATCTTGCCAAACAGCTTCAGCAAAAATTAAAAAATTATCCTGGCATAACTTGATCCACTCCAACTGCTTCTTCAGGATTAAGTCTTTTAATTCTTCTTCGTTTAATTGATCAAGATTCATACCGTTTGGGACCCTAGTATATGTGTATATCCTACTTTGTAAACCTCTTTGCACAGCAAAGCTGTGCCAAAAAACGCGCGTGGTTTTACGCGCTTTTTGTGTTTATGTTCGTGGTTTAGATGAGCCTTGCCTGGAAGAAAAACCTGTAGCGCGTCAGCGCTACAGGTGTAGTTTATTATTATTTGATTAGTATTTGTACTAGGTCTTGAAATTTAGTCAGTATGTTCTGTCTAAATTCGTCAACACATCTGTTGCCCTGATTTTCTAGTATGTGCTTTTCAACTTCACTCTCTAGCATTTTATACATCAACTCATAATTAAGTTGTGTCGTTCTCTTTTCACTAGGTTGATGATTAGCAACATTAGTGTCTTTGATTTTCTCTAATAGAGTTTGTGCAACTGTAGTTAAATTATTGGGCATCTGCATCACTCCCTATTGCTTTGTATTCAGAGTATTCAACTATTCTTTGATACTCATTAAATAAATCATTATGTTTAACTTTGAAATTTTCCTTATCAAAGTTTTTTCTTTTACGATTTATTTTTTGAACTCCAAAACTATTTCCATGTTCGTCTTGAACAATGATTAAGTTTTGATTTGTTCTATCGAATACATTCACAATATTTTGTTTCAATGTATCTAACTCTTTCGATAGTCTATTTGCTTTTAGCTTTAGTTGAGCATATGCAAGAACTGATTTCTTTTCGTCTTGCTTTAGCTTTTTTATTGCGTTTGGCATTTTTACCTCTTTGTTAAATTATACAAATCTTATGATTTGCCCTCTCTTATTATATTAGATCAAGTCCCATTACAATAATTAATTTAACTTTTTTTTATCTTTTTTATCCAACAAAGAATTAATCCTATCAGCATTTGGTTCAACCTCTAATTGTGCGTCCAAACTCCCCAACATTTTTTTGATGAACTCGGTGAACTCCTGCTGGCGTTGTTCACCTTTCTTGATAGTCTTTTCATCACCAACGCGAGACGAGGAACGAGGCGAGGCGACTTTGTCGCCTCGCTTGTTATCTTTTGGCATTACCAACTACACCAATATTCTACGACCTTGTTTTCAGAGATCGCTTGTTCGCAGAATTTTAAAAACTTCATGTCCTGCTCTTTGTACTCCTTAACGCTTTCCTCTTGGAATTGTTGCCCCCAGAAAAAACCATCTTCGGCTACATAGTCAGAGAAACCTTTTTCTATCTGTTCCCCTAATTCTTGAACGACCTCTTTAGTCAAATAACATGGTGCCTCTTGGTCAGCATTAAAACCTAAATGTGCAAGCATGCCTTCAGGCTCTACTGCAGGGTTTTGTTCTGCCCATTTCTTCGCCATGAACTCTTGAAGTCTCGCGTGCTTTCGCCATACGAAAACTTTCTCGTGTTCATTTTTACTTTCTTCTTCGTTGTCAGAATAATATTTATCCCAATCAACTTTATGGTTACGCAGATGTGCGTGTTGGTCTAGTCCCATAACTTTTCTCCTATTTGTTAGTTTGTTCCCTCTCTTATCAACTCCCATGTTTAAATGCAACAATTATCTTTTAGAACAATTCTAAACTAGAAATGCAAACCATTTGGCTTTCCAGAAGCCAGCTCACTATCCTTTTTAGTTCTTTCATTAGCAAACCAATCTTCGTGAGACCGAGCGAGAGATTTTCCCACCAGCAGTTCACCCTTCGGGGTGAGCTTCCGGATCACGCTGCACGGGCCAGTCTTACTTAATGCCGAGCGAGAGATCTAACCGACAGCTGCAACGAGCGAGAGAGCTAGGATGAAGGTGAACCATCCAGTTCCTCTTGGGTAGAGAATTAGAAAGAAAATGTACGCACTAACTAGTCCCGCGATCATCGGTTCGTCCTGCTGCCGGAGCTGGATCTGTCACCTCAGACTCTGCCCACGTATTACCATTCGCGATGCAGCGCGAGCCCGGGCCTCCAGTAAGAGCGTAT